TCGAGTACGCGCACGTCCACCAGGGCGAGCGCGCTGCGCAACGCGGCCGTGATGTGCTCGTCGGCGCGCGAAGGCTCGGCCACACCCGTCGGGTGGTTATGCGCCAGGATCACTGCGCCGGCGTTCAGCGCGAGGGTGCGCTTAACGACCTCGCGCGGGTAGATGCTGGTCTGCGCCAGCGTGCCGTGGAACATCTCCTCCAGCCGCAGCAGTCGATTCTGCGAATCGAGGAAGAGCACAGCGAAGACCTCTTGGCCCGCAGCCGACGCTGCCGCGAAGTGCAGGCGCAGGTAATCCCTAACGACGGCGGGCGACGTCATCAGAGGACCCGTGCGGATGCGACGGGCAAGGATCTCCAGCGCGCGGGCGATGATCGATTCATCGTCCGTGGCGGGCGAGACTTGATAGGGCGCGGGATCATGAGTGCGGATTTGCATAGCGGGATCTCCTGTTGCTGCGATGCTCTGGTGCATCCCAAAGCCCCGGGCGCCGGGGCTAGGCGGATGGATCAGTACGCGAAGCCGTCGACGCGTTGAAACGTGGCGCCGGAGTCCTTGAGCGCGGGTTGCTCGCTCTTGGCCAGTCGGTGCGCCAGTCGGTGCGCTTCGTCCCCGGTCGAAGCTTCGACGACGAATGTGTAGCCAGGCAAGCTGTGAAGGTTGACACGGTAGCCGGTGAGAGTGCCGGCTAGACGACTCGCAATCACGATGGTCCGGGGGAGGGTGGGGTGTAGCTTAATGAACATGATGGGGTCCTGTTGCGTTGTCGATGGGGTAGAGCATAGCATCATTGGTGCAATGGTGCAAGCACTATCTGATAGGTGCAGTGACGGACTGTGACATTGTGCCGGGGTTGAGGGGAGGGCAAATCGCATGCTGCACTGCAACATAAGGATTTTTTGTGCTTACGGTAAACTCGCTCGGTCACACTCGCCGTCATCGCACTAACCCTTGATCCCTTGCACCCGCACTCCCCGTCACACCGTCACAGTGTCTAGGTGCAATGGGTCAACCTGAACCAAATGCGCCGGAACTAGGGTTTACCCTAATGTCCATTGAATCAAGAGGCTGTACACTGGCTTCACTGTCAACGGTGGCAGGGCAACACTAGGAGATCAGATGAACAAGCGAGATCAACAGACAGTAGCGCGGACCCTGCAGGGCCTGAAGGTCCCCGGGCTCGGCCCGGACTACGTGGCCCGGGGACTGTCGGCCCTGTACAGGGCCAGCGGGTCGAAGACCCAAAGCGAGATCCTCGCCGTGGCCGTCGCGTATCCCGGCGTGGTGTCGTCGAGGGACTGGGTAGTCTGAAAACCCCGGGGGCCACGGCCCCCAGCTCCCCGGGCTTGCGATGCTGCGGTGCAGCACGGGCCTAGGGTTTACCCTACCTGGGGTTTACCCTACCTAGGGGCAGGGGGCCCGGGGGTGTGGGGGTACCCCTCGACCGGGCCGGCCCCGTGTTCAAAAACGCACACCCCACAAAAATTTTTAGCACCCCCGCACCCGTAAGTCATTGAATCAATCTACTCCACCAGAACCCCCGAACCAACCCACCCCCTCAGCCCCACCAGAATCCCCGAACCCGTAAACCACCAGAACCCGCAAACCCCCGAACCACCAACTCGCCCTCTCGCACACCCCTCGTGTTACACTCGTCGCATGGAGCAGAATCCGCCAGTCGCTCAGGCGATCCCCTCGTGGCTTGACACGACCCCATCGCCCAGTCACAGCGTCACATCGCACATCTCGCAGGCCAAAGTGGCCAGGATGACCCGGGAGGGTCAGGAGGCGATGTTCCTTGCCATGTTCGAGCGAGTCCTCGGCGAGATGGTGCGCGGACGCACCCTCAAGAACGTCATCGAGCACGACGTCCGCCAGATTGACTACGAGGCCTTCTTCCGCTGGGTCAAACGCGACCCTGCTCGCCTTGAGCGGTACAAGGAGGCCAAGGAGCTACGGACCGAGTGGTGGGCTGGTCGACTCGTCGAGATCGCCGAGGCCGACGACAGCACCGAGGACGTCGCACGCTCTCGTCTGCGCGTGGACACCCTGAAGTGGCTCATGGGCGCCGACAACCGCAAGACCTACGGCGATACGAAGCAGGTCGAGATCAACCAGTCGATCAGCATCACCGCGGCGCTCGAACAGGCTCGGGCGCGGGTGCAGATGATCCAGCCGATCGAGGATGTCGTCGATGTCGTCGATGTGGACACCATCGGGCTGATCGAGCACCAGCAGCACCAGACTGAGGACGAGGACTGATGCCCGCGCAGCGCCAACGCTACAGCGCCGAGGAGGAGCAGCTCCTCATGTCGCAGATGTGGTCGCCCCACGTCGCCGACGACCCCGAGACGTTCGTGATGTTCACGTTCCCCTGGGGGCAGAAGCACACACCCCTCGAACACTTCAAGGGGCCGCGTGCCTGGCAGCGGGAGGTGTTGCGCTCGATCACTCGTCACATCCGCACGAACACCAGTCCCAACGCCGTGCTTCAGGCGCTGCGTACTGCCATCGCATCGGGTCGGGGGATCGGGAAGAGCGCACTCGTCTCGTGGCTCATCTTGTGGATGCTGTCGACGCGGATCGGTAGTTCCGTCATCGTCAGCGCGAACAGTGAGCCGCAGCTGCGGTCGGTCACCTGGGGCGAGTTGACGAAGTGGGCCACGATGGCGATCAATTCGCACTGGTGGGAGCCGTCGGCGACCAAGCTGGTACCCGCGGCGTGGCTCACCACCCTCGTCGAGCGGGATCTGAGCAAGGGCACGCGCTACTGGGGCGCCGAGGGGAAGTTGTGGAGCGAGGAGAACCCGGATGCGTATGCGGGTGTCCACAATCATGACGGGATGATGGTGATCTTCGACGAGGCCAGCGGCATCCCGGACGCGATCTGGTCAGTGGCTGCGGGCTTCTTCACCGAGCCCATCGTCGACAGGTACTGGCTCGCGTTCAGCAACCCTCGCCGGCCCAGCGGGTACTTCTACGAGTGCTTCACGTCGAGGCGGGACTTCTGGCAGACGCGGCAGATCGACGCTCGCACGGTCGAGGGCACCGACAAGGCGGTGTATGACCAGATCATCGCGGAGCACGGCGAGGACAGCCGGGAGGCGCGCATCGAGGTGTATGGTCAGTTCCCGAGCACCGGGGATGACCAGTTCATCGACCTGCAGCGGGTCGAGGCGGCGATGAAGCGCGAGGCGGTGCCTGACCCCAGCGCGCCCATCGTCGTGGGCGTGGACCCGGCGCGCAGCGGGGCCGACAGCACGGTGATCGCGGTGCGGCAGGGGCGGACGATCCTGACGCTGCGGCGGTACAAGGGCGACGACACGATGACGGTCGTCGGGCACGTCATTCGCACGATCGAGGAGTACCGACCGACGCTGACGGTGGTGGACGAGGGTGGTCTGGGCGCCGGGGTGCTTGACAGGCTCAAGGAGCAGCGGTACAAGGTGCGCGGGGTCAACTTCGGATGGAAGTCGAGCAGGCCGGCGATGTACGGCAACAAGCGTGCTGAAATTTGGGGTGCGCTCAAGGAGTGGCTGTCCACAGCGTCGATCCCCAACGACAAGCACCTGCGCGACGACCTCACGGGGCCACGGGTCAAGCCGAACAGCGCCGGGGCCATCTTCTTGGAGTCGAAGAAGGAGATGAAAGCCCGAGGACTCGCCTCTCCCGACGCTGCCGATGCCATCGCCGTCACCTTCGCGTTCCCCATCGGCACCGACGACCCGGTGCTCAACCAGCGCGGTGCGACGCACTCGCGCATCGTAGTTCCAACGGTAAACTACTGGAACGCGACACAGAGAGCATGACATGGCACGCCCATCGAACGAACAGCGCATGAACGACGTCCACCAGGAAGCCCTGGCGGAGTTCGACAAGATCCAGACTGCGCTGCGCGACGAGCGTCTGCAGTGTCTGCAGGACCGCCGGTTCTACTCCATCGCGGGTGCGCAGTGGGAAGGCCCGCTGTTCTACCAGTACGAGAACAAGCCTCGGCTGGAGGTGAACAAGATCGCGCTGGCCGTGCAGCGGATCTTCAGCGAGTACCGGAACAACCGCATCAGCGTCAACTTCATCTCGAAGGACGGGTCGAAGAACAAGACCCTCGCTGACATCTGCGACAAACTCTACCGCGCCGACGAGCAGGACTCGTGCGCCGAGGAGGCGTACGACAACGCCTTCGAGGAGGGCGTGGCCGGCGGGTTCGGGGCGTGGCGTCTGCGGGCTGAGTACGAGGACGAGGAAGACCCGGACAACGAATACCAGCGTATCAGGATCGAGCCGATCTTCGACGCCGACTCGTCGGTGTTCTTCGACCTCAACGCCAAGCGGCAGGACAAGTCGGACGCCAGGCACTGTTTCGTGCTCACGTCGATGACCCGC